CAATAGAATCAGATGACCAGGATGGTACACGGAATTCGACTTTCCGATGGTCATGCCAATTAACTGCCAGCAGCGTTCTCCAGAGTTTTTTACTTGGTAAGTTGTAGTACATATCCTATCTCCTTATTACGCTATATTATACAACTCGCCCGGTATAAGCGCGATAGTACAATCATACTAAAACAAAAACAACCATCCGACTAAGTTAATAGCTGGATGATTGTTTTCTGAACAATCCAGGTCGCTCAATTTGCGTGATGCCTAACCGATATGGGCTTTACGCCTCTTGCCTCGGTGAACAGCCGCCTCGCGCTACGTCTTATTTACGAACTGCCCTCGATGTTGTCCATATGGGCTTGCAAATTCGTTGATTGTCAGTCTCAACACTTATGCCTCGTGATGACATCGTGCGAAGTTATAGTGATCCGCCACTTATTGCCCAATCTTATTAATCACATGATCAATATAAGAACTAGTTAACACAGACGTGCAATAGATTAAATTTCCATTTCTCTTTCATCGCCACACTTCATGCACGATTTCCCATGATAATTTAAAGCAGGAAGTCTGTACCTCTGATCGCTTGTCCCGTAATGTGCTGGCGTAAAATCGTTTATACCATCAATGCTTTGCGCGGAGTCCTTGCATTTTCTGGAACAAAACCGAAGCCCGGTTTTGGACTTTTTCATTTTACTAGGCGATCTAAGAAACAAATCGCCGCAATAATCACATTTGATTTCTATCGCGCCCCACCTACATTTCCTGCATGTATATATTGGACTTCTTTTCAGCGAATAAAAGTCCCTAACAACGCTTTCTTCGCCGCACTCGCACCACAACTCAACGGCTTTTATTAATTTTCGGGGGTTACTCGGATATATTACAAACAATCCATTTTCGCTTTTGACAATTCTTTTGCTCATCGAGCTATTATAGCATACCTGACTTGGGCAAGTCAACCGCGTTAACCGTTGAACACCATGCCTAGTTGTAAACTATGCAGTTACAATTTCAACCCCAGCATGACTAATGTTTACCACGCATTGAACATTACCGCGTATACCGTCTTTTACTCGAAATTTAACCTCAAGATGACTAGTAATATTCGCAGTTACTTTATATCCTTCCCATGTTCCAACATAACTGCCAAAAGGAAGTTCTGAAATGTCTATTTCTTTGTAAGCAGAAATTGCGGATGTTTTCATTGTATTTCGTTCTCGTATTTCAAAGCGGCAATAGCACCATCTAACGTCCTAGCGTGACCATCAATGATTGCCAGATATTCGTGATGTTCCCATTCTGAACATTCTTGCCAATTATATCCACCTCGTGAATTCCATTGTGGCGCACAGAGTTGCAGATGATACCAGCGCCCCTCTCCCTTGAAGGCCAGAGATGATGAAAAAACATTTGTTGACTTTTTGTCATCTGGATAACGATTCTTGAACTCTTTGTTGTGCTGAATACAGTATGGGCAATGACGCAGCTTTCTCTCTGCATGTTCTCGAATTTCAGAAAGTCTATTTTGCAAATTTGTCATATCCTACCTCCTGTACTGTCGTCAATTTATCGACAGTTTATTCGCCCGACTCAATTTCCAGGTCAATATCTGGCAAAATTGATTCTGGTTTAATGATTACTCGATAATGATATTCACTAACTGAAACTGGATCGAGTTGCTCTGCGAAAAACGTAACATTATCGGAAAGCCCCAAGAAATGCTTCTTGTATTCGTTTGCTCCAGTTTTGCACGTAACGGTTAGTTCATTTACATCGTCATAGTTACCAAGAGAGCAAAGTCCTTCTATCACCAAAATATAATCGCCTGTAATCCCATTGTAAAACACAATGCGACGAGTGACTTCAAATTGATCTGCTGCTTGTGACAAGTTGCGGGATGCAATATCTGCATCAGATTCACAGCTAACAGTAAATAAAGTAACGAATAATAGAAAAACAATTAGCAATATCTTTTTCATTTTGTTTCCTTTTGTTTGTTGTACGGGCTTATTGTCAATCTCTCTGAGTTTATCCCGCTTGCTTCCTCAGTTCATCTGGGAATTATCCAGACACAAAAGTCAATAGACTTGTGCCACAGCCAAGACTCGAACTTGGAACTAACTACGTTTGAAATAGCCGCCTCTGCCAAATTGGGCTACTGTGGCTTGTTGTTTGTTTTTGTACCGCTGGTTGGATTTGAACCAACACTTAACCGCTTCTAAGGCGGGTTCCTCTACCGTTGGGATACAGCGGCATAATGTCCGTAGATGGGGTCGAACCATCATCTTCCGGATTTTAAGTCCAGCACCTCTGCCTAATTGGGTTATACGGACTTATATATTAAACGTTGCTGGTGTTGCCGTCAAGAAACCATATACACGGAGGCAATCTTATCAGTTTCCATGACCAGCATTTTTTAAAGAACGTGGTACGGGCTTTTACCGCGAATCTCAATGTAGCCACCACGTAAGACTACTTCGCTCTCTGGTGCAGAGATACACCACTGTGGACAGTACAAGAATCGAACTTGTATCAATTCTGTGCAAGAGAATTGTTTTCCCATTAAACTAACCGCCAATTCTGATAGTAGATTACCTAAAATGATAACTAGCCCGTCGAATGAGCTACTTGAGGCCACCCTGCTATCACCCGCGCTTAGGGACGCTTACTACTATCAAATACCCCATGATTGAATTGAACAATCCTTCTCGACTTATAAGATCGATGCTTTCTCCAGATAGCTAATGGGGTGTATGTTATCATTATAGCAGAAGCATTAGGGTTCGAACCTAAAATAACAGATTTGGAGACTGTCGTGTTGCCAATTACACCATGCCCCTGAAATGGCCAGCAATCGGAATCGAACCAATACTAAGATATTACAAATATCCCGTGCTGCCATTACCACTATGTTGGCGCGTATTATTGTTAAAGAATTCACCGCTATTTATAATACGCTGCGGTGAGCCTCACGTTTTCTCCAAGATAACATTATGCTATCAAGGACTAGGCGGAGCAAGTTAGATTTGAACTAACAATCCTTCTTAGGGGGAACACCTTTTCAAGAGGCCTTGGGTCGCCAATCCCTTTGTTGCTCCATTAAGATGATATTACGGCGGGGATTGAACCCGCATGTGGCTCTCTCTAACCACTCTCAATTCCTTGACCCGTCTTGTCCAGTAGATTGCGTATGCCATTTTTCGTCACGTAATATCATCTAGTGCCACAGTCGGGACTTGAACCCGAATTATCGTGCCAGACCTTCCTCTGGATTTGAACCAGTCTTTTAGCGCCATGCCTGTGACATGTTTTACTGGGAGACAATGTAGACGAATACGATATAACCGGCATGTGTTCGTTCCTTGAATTGGTGACAAATTGAGCAGTATAGCGATAGCCTTATTACGCACTACTCACCGCACTCTTAATATGTTTTCAGCGGCGTTCAATGTCTTGTCTAGTCAAGGCTAAGGTCGATTGACCCTCCCAGTTTAGTTGTTAAAGAAAGTGACAGCCAGTTTATGTGGGACATTACAACTAGAATCCGTGAATAGTTATTTCTGATTAGTTAGTTAATAATATCACTGGCTGTCTATTTGGTTGTAAAGGAATCATACTGTATTAGGGCATGATGCTCAATAGTATGATTGTACTATTATCGTTACAAATTATTGTAGACAACGATTTGTTTACATAATTCAAACAGACGATCTGTTCCGAAGTCTATTTTCAATCTATTCACATCTTTATGAACCCATTGAATGTTATCTATTGTGTATGGAACATTGGAGTCTATTCTATCTAGTGAAGCGGTATACCTATTTGTGTATGCATTTAACTCTGGCAACGTAATCGTCACCCCAGTTAATGCGCATTTTCCATTTTGTTGTGTAAACAGATTCCAAGCATCCACAATGGTTATCTCGATAGGTATGCTTCTTTTCTTTGCCGATGTTTTTATTTTATTCCATACAGAACCACTTATGCCTTCATAACCGCTCCATCTAGCGTTTTTGCTTCCGCTACGATATGTCCAAGAGCAGCCACAAGATTGTGACAATCCTCTTTTTATATTACTTGATATTACAACCTTGTGGTTTCCACAATCACAAAGACATGTCCATAAAACATGTCCGTACTTTTTGTCAACCGAATGAGGCCACAATGCAATCAGTTTTCCTGATCTGGCTCCTGTTACACCATTCATATGCTTGGTCAGTTCTATTCTGTCTGCCGGATCGAGTCTTGCGTTGCTCGTATTTGCAATTGTCATAATAAAACCGCCTTATAGTTCGCAAACACCAGATGGACAATCTTGAAGTAAGCTATCTTCCTCCTTCACATCCTCAAGAACTTGAAATTGGCGACTACCATCTCTATAAACAGTAATACCCTTACAGCCTGATTCCCAAGCATAAACAAATGCATCAAGCACATCCTGAACCCTTGCGTCATTGCTCATGTTGACCGTTTTGGACACGGCACTATCGCAATTCTTTTGAACTGTTGCTTGTACGTCAATATGCTGTTTCCATGTGGGTATTTTTGTTTTATCATCATTCAAACAGGATGCAAAGTAAGGCTCATTGCGAAGCGGGTGAGAAAACAGGTAGGTTTCGCCACGTTCGTCCGTGCGCTGGTAAACAGGAGAAAAGATTGGCTCAATGCCATGAGAGCATTCTGAAATGAATCCAATGCTCCCCGTTGGTGCGATGCTGACAGTGGTGATATTTCGCCGCCCAACCGCCTGACAGTGTTCTGGGACACCCCGTTCCTCTCCAAGTGTTTCAGAAGTCGAGTAAGAGACATTTTGAATAACACCCATAATGCTTTCCAAGAAATCTAATCCGCTCTGCTCTCCGTACTTTAATTTCATCTTCAACAGCGCATCAGCGTAACCCATAATGCCAATACCAATTGGGCGATGCTTTTCATACCAGTTCTTGAATTTATCATTTGGGAAAATATTACGAGTACCTACGTTATCGAGAAAACGGGTCAATACAGATACAACACGAGATAAACGAGCATAATCGAATCGTCCCTGTTCATCGTAAAAATATTCGTGAGAAATATTAATACTACCTAAGTTACAGCTACCATATGAAGGAATTGGCTGCTCACCACAATTTTGAACAGACACTCCACTTGTCCAGTAACTATGGCTTTCTCCATCAACTGTTAATGAGTAAACTTTATAGTCACCTACGTATGCCCGGCTAGTGATTGTTGCGTAATTTACTGAGCCGTCTTTTTCATTCAGGCAAGGCACAGGAACTTGATTTGCAAACATTCCATCAACTTCATATTTGAAATTAGACTCAGCTTTGATTTTATGGTCTTTTGTGCCCACGAAATTTCCGTATCCATCAATTTCATATGCATACACTGGCTTTACACCCTGGGGAACGATTCTGACAACTTTAACCCATCCATCAACAGAGTATATTTCATCTCCTACCGACAGTTCGCCGATTTGTTTTTCTCCGTTTTTCGTTAATGCGATAGCGAATTCGGGTTGGCACGGATTAGTCGCCTCTATTTTGCACCCACAGGTTTTGTATGGGGTATTTTCGTTGATGGTGGTATGAAATAGCAATCCAGGCTCCCCATTGTTCCAGGCGTTCTTTGCCATCTTGATTAATTGAAGGCGTTCGCCATCATCGCCATTAACCGCTTCGCGCATCCATTCATCAGTCGCCATTACTGACTGATTAAAATTATAGTTCAGCTTTTCGTTACCAGACTGTTTCAAATCAATGAACTCGTTTAGATCAGGGTGACTAGACAAAAGTGTGTACATTCCTGCGAACTTGCGAAACCCACCCTGGGTGATACCATCAAGGTAACTTGACACTTGAGTTGCCCACCAATTCGGTCCATAGCTGAAACCGTGTACGCTCCCCGCAACCGGCATCCCCTTTGGCCTTATTCCCGTGCCCGTGAAACCACATCCGCCGCCACGCTTCCCAACGGCAGCTATATCCCCAAGGACTTCCACATGATGTTCCAATGTGTCTTCGTCTGGCCCAACAACAAAACAAGCAAACAAGCCACCAGTTTTTGTTCCAGAACCAACAAGACATGGCGAATTAGGCAGCCATATTCTGCGCGTTATATGTTCAGTAACCTCCTGTTTATACCAATTCGATTCTCCATCGCAAACATGATCTACAACTCGCTTGACCAGCCCGTTCCAGTCCTCTCCTGGCTGGAGATAGCGTTGGTCTAACAATCGTTGAACATCTTTTGATAACGTCATAACAAAAAACTCCTTTAATTAAAACAAATCAAATAACCAATGGGCAGTATCAGAAACAACTAATCCTAGAAAAAGGTAAAAAAATATGCCCCAACCTGGAGAGAGGAAATACAGAATAGCCCAGAGGGGCATCAACAACAGACTAGCTATGATACACCGAAAAAACAAGGCGAATCCATTTGTTTTTTGATTCGCCAATAAAATAATTATAAAGGGTAGCGCAAGATAAAGCAAGCGAAAAACAGTCGAAATAATAGGAAAATGGGATAAAAACGAGCGGTGCTTGAAAGCTATTTGGTACGGCGTGACAACATTGTTATAGTACCATTCACCGGGATAACCAAGTAACTTGCGAATATGCATGTGCCCAGCGAACCCTCCGTCAACGTCGGCGTCCGGGCTAAGGACTAATCCAACCAAACATCCTGCAATAACAATTGGCACATTTTCAGGATCGACAAAGTAAGCCATCCCATATCCAGAAGCGATACCAATAGCGATACCAATAGTAGCGGCAGAATGAATGTGACCATTTGACATAATCTATGTTATACTTACCCTATGAGCATATCAATTGACGCGATAGTTAACTTTTTAAACCAGCCAATAGAAGGAATGACAGTGGGTATATTTTTATTCTCACTGTCATTGTGTGCTAATATTGTATTTACTATTCAAGCAAACAGACGGAATAGATATTAATTACTACAGCCCTTTACTGACCAACAATTCAAATACACCAATTCGGTTCCAATAATTCTCATCAACTAATCTAATCATTACCTCTGCTACTGGTGCAGCTCTGCCAGTCGGATCGGTTATTTCATATCTGCCAATATCATAGCCAACTAACTGACTTAATCTCCACACCGCCATACTGTAACTGAATTCTGGATGCTCTATACTGCTTGCTCCAAATGCACCGGCATACGCAGCGGCAATAGCACATGTTCGCCACTCAGACCATCGTTCATATGCATAATAACCATGTTGAACCTTTTCAACAAAAGCATTTCTGCACAAATCATGATATGTTCTGCCAAGAAACAAATACCTGGATAGTTTATTGTCTGGATGTTGAGATGGAATAACAATAGTTGGTTTCTTTACTTCTTGCAACATGCCCTGTTGTCTGGTCACAGGAGCGCTGCTTGAATCAACATTGATGCTTTTGCGAGTTAATGATTTTAATAGTTTCATGGATTCAACACCAATGTCCATACAATAAATATAAAAGGAATTCCAAAAGTGACTACGATAAAATATGCATACATAAACAATTTTGTGATAGCCTTTTCATCTCTTGTTCTATTAATTGCGCTAACAGAATGCAGAACAAGGAACATATATACAATTAATCCAAGCGAATACAACAACAACGAAGAAATCTCATTCACCGATGTACTCCTTTTTATACTTAGTTGCAGTTGGGCGAGAGATGTTCAAGTCCCTTGCCAGTTGAGAAATATTATCTAAGGCTCCCTCGTTGTTTGTTATATGTTCCAAAAATAGCTTGTATCCTTTTGTTTGTTTGTTCGCAGGTGGTTTTGACTTCGCATTTTGCGGTTTTGGTGTTCTGTCAGATGAATCTTTCTTAGATGATGTTTTGGTATGTTTCTGAGTCACAAATTCCTTATGTTGAGTTCGCGCAGCTACAATTACACCACCAGGAATGGCCAATAGAGACAAAAAGAAGACAGCAGCAGACTCAGCCAATGGAGTTGCTATATTTTGCCATAAGTACGAGGTGTTATTAATATTCAAATACAACTGACCCATGTCAACCT